TTATTGTTCGAGAAGTATGTAAGGCTTGAAGGTAATCACTTCTTTGCCTAGCCATTGGTTAATCTCGGCAAGTCGTTGTTGCAGTGGTAAGATCTCATTAATGAAGAACACTTTGCCAGCTTTTTCAATGTCCCCAAAGCCACCTGTATTATTCGGGATAATCCCCATCAGTTGCGGTGGCACTCGATGGGCTGCAAGAATATCATCTCTGCTGGTGTTTTTAATGTTCAGAAACTCATCTTTTGCGACCACATCTGACAGCGGAATCACTTTAATCCCATTCTCTTTGCCATCAGGTGCATACAAAAACAGGTTTTTGAAATTGCCCTTGCCTTTAGCTTGTTGGAGTTGCTCTTTTAAATCATCAACGTCTGTTTCACTTGCCATCGGGTCGGTCATATAAATAATGCTTCCTGCGTGCGCCCCATTTAAATAATACTTACGGCGAAAAAGCGTGGCAGATTCATTGAGAAAAGCAGATTGAAGTGAAGCCAAATAATCAGGCACGCCGTAGATTTCTTGATTGACATCAGGCTGTTTCAAATGGAAAACGCTATCGCTTGGAAATTCGTACTCCTGATAGCCATTAGCCAGCAAAAAGAACTTACCTTGCTCTCGACCACGGCGGACATATTTCGCAAGCGGTGCGTTTAGCCCTAAAATTTGCTTTTCCTTGCCCATTCGTTTTTCAAGGTAAGCATTACCGAAAATCAGATAGTCCTGCACCACTTTTTCCAACTCATAACGTGGCAACAACGGCGATGTTTGACAGGTGCTCATCAGAATATTTTTCTTCACTGCTAACGCACTCTGATGATGTGCAGATGATTTTACTGCCCGTGCCAATCCTGAAAAATCGACAGGCGGATTGTAATATTTCTCATACATCAACACCGATTCGAAATAATTCAGAATATCGGCATTGTCTAACACTGGCGTTGGGTCGCCAAAAGTAAATTGTTCAATTTTCATAAATCACCTAGTTATTAAAAGGAATAATGGTCCGCTTAGAAGCCTGTGCATTGCCGTAAGGTTCATTCACTAAACAGCTCATAATCGCCCACGCAATATCGCCGTGACTGGCTTCGGCAGAACGGTCAGACACATAAGTCATCTGCCGACCGCTTCGGGTGGTCTGTTTCTTAATCGTCATAAAACTTGTAGCGATCTCTTTGCCGTCAAATTTCAACCGTTTTTTCTGGATAAGATTGAGCGTTTTTAGCACCATCTCATTTTTTAAATCCACGTTGTAAGTAATCCCAACGGCACGGGGAAAGAATTTTTTCACATTTTGGTAAACGCCATCGCCCATACCTGTACGGTCAATGGTGATTTTCGTCACATTGTAAGATTGGGTGTAATGGCGAATTTTGTCGGCTTGTTTCTCAAAATCTAAGCCGTGAAAGGTTTCCGTATGCAACACACGGTAATCACCGCCTTCTACTCTTGGTGGTGCAATAATTGCCAAGGCAGCACGGTCGCCCGTAAATGCTGGGTCATAACCGATCCAAACTTCCCGATTACCAAAAGGACGTTGATAAAACGGCTTGAAGTCTTTCCATTCTTCGTATGAGTCCACCTGACAATGTTGCAACTCATCAAATTTAAACACGCTGGAATTATCATCGGCGAACTGGCACATAAATAATTGCTCAAATTCTGCCGTTGAGTTCTCAAACTTCAAATCGTCAATATTGAACAAGTTACAACCGCCTAATTCGGCATCATAGATGTTCACAATCTGTCGCCATTGACGGTCGGCGCACAATTTACCTGCACGCAAATTAGCGTGAGAAATATCAATTTCCACCCGTTCACTTTCAGGGCGATCACGGTTGAAGGCTTTGTCCGACCAAAAGTCATAGGCAGAATGGGCAATGGTCGTTGGGGTTGAAAAGTAGGTTTGCCGATACTGTTTCTGTGAAGCCATTGCGGAAGCGACTTTACGCATTTCGTCAAATTTCGCCACCCAAAAGATTTCATCAAAGTACAAATTGCCGTGATAAGACTGAGCCGTTGCCGAATTGGTACCTAAGAAAATCAACTCAGCCTCATTCGGTAATAAAATCGTTTCGCCTTTCAGCTCCACATCGGCGGTTTTGCGTGCATACTGGGTAATGTAAGAGCGGAACATTAACGCCTGCTTCTTACTTGCCGACAAGAAAATCTGATTTCGCCCTGTTTTTAACGCATCAATAAAGGCTTCGTGAGCGAAATAATAAGTCGCACCAATCTGACGACTTTTAAGAATGTTACGGATACGGTGCTTTTCACCTGCTTGATACCAATTCCGCTGATATTGGAACATTCCTTGCATAAAGCCATTAATCAACAGCTCTTCTTGTTCAGGACTAATCGGATTTTTCTCAGCAGGTTTACGTTCACCCCGATTACGATTTTGAATTTTGGGATTGAGATCGGCTTCATTACCGCCGTTGTTATATTTCTGAATGCGTGCGGCATCTTTCATTTGACGCATTAAAAAATCCAATTCTTTAAAATCGTACCCTGTTTTCACGTCCTTTTGTAACAGCAACATATAACGGCTCTCAATATTACCGCTCACACGTTCAAACAAAGATGCTTCGTCCCATTTTTCCCGTTTTTTCCAGCTGGCGATAGTGGACACGGGAATGTTAAGCATTTTGGCAATTTCCGTGAGTGAATAGCCAGCCCAATACTTTAATTGTGCTTCACGGTGGGTATTCATATTAATTAAAGCGGTCTTTTTCGCTTGGTTTGTTGCAATATCCGTCATTGTTTTGCGTCATCGTTGAAAATATGGCTATTGTTATGAAACGGACAGCGTTTGTAGAACAGTCCCCTTTGTTAAATCCTGCTTAACAACCGCAACGCTTTGCACCTGTTTGAAAATCCAATCACCATATCGGCAATTTTGAACATTAATCGCAAAGGGTAATTTTATGGGAACAAAATCAAAATGGTTTGTGGTCGCAACGGAAGGAGCAACCACAGATGGACGAGTTATTAATCGTACTTGGATTGAGCAGATGGCGAAGAACTACGACCCCAAAAACACCTACGGGGCGAGAGTAAATTTGGAACATCTTCATTTTCGTCTGTACTGGAAAGATGAACCACATTCACAATGTTATGGCGACGTGCTTGCTGTGAAAGCTGAAGAACGTGAAGATGGCAAATTACAATTACTTGCTGAGATTGCTCCTACTCCTGAATTGATTGAACTCAATAAAAAAGGGCAAAAAGTTTATACATCTATTGAAGTAGATCCAAATTTTGCTGATACGGGCGAAGCCTATTTGGTTGGTTTAGCGGTAACGGACAATCCTGCAAGTTTAGGTACAGAAATGTTGAAGTTTGCAGCAGGTGCAAGCCAAAACCCATTTAACGCACGCAAAATTAAGCCTGAAAATCTATTTACTGCAGCAGTCGAAACTGTACTTGAATTTGAAGAAGTCAATGAAAAGAAAGTCGAGCCGTCACTGTTTGATAAGGTTAAAACCTTACTCACCGGCAAAAGCAAAAAAGACGATGAACGCTTTCACGACCAAGCCCAAGCGGTGGAATTGTTATCCAACCATTTAGCCGAGTTATCGGGAAAATATGCAACATTGCAAACACAAGCGGCCGAAAGCGAGCAGAAAATTGCCACATTATCCGCCGCCCTCACTGCGTTACAAAGCCGTGTTGATGTTATCGGCAGTGAGCCGGCACACGGCTACACGCCACGCCCTGAAATTACGGGTGGCTCGGCAGTCATTGAAACCGATTGCTAATTAACCTTTAACGAACCTATTGAGAGCCAATATTTATGAAGAATGAAACCAAACAGCTGTATAACGCTTATGTTGCCCGTATTGCACATCTTAACGGTGTAACAGCCGATGATGTCAAAGAAGGTTTTTCCGTACAGGCAGCACCTGAGCAAAAATTAAAAGAGAAGGTACTTCAAAATTCGCAATTCCTACAATGGATTAACACGCCAACCGTGACCAATATGAAAGGCGAAATGATCGGTTTAGGTGTGGCACAAACTATTGCAAGCACCACCGACACCAACGCACAAGATCGTCAAACCAAAGATTTACTCAATTTGGATAAACGTACCTACAATTGTGAACAAGTCAATTTCGACAGTCATATTCGTTGGGCTCGTTTAGACGAATGGGCAAAACACCCTGACTTCCAAGAAAAAGTTGCCAGCCAAACGCAAAAAACCATTGCACTTAACTTAATTATGATGGGCTGGAACGGTACAAGCCGTGCAGCAACATCAAATCCAAGTTCAAACACCTTATTACAAGATGTGAAAAAAGGTTGGTTGCAACAGCTCCGTGAAGATACGGGCGGCACAAAAGTAATGAGCGGTGCAGATACCGAGAATAAAATCAAAGTCGGTAAAGGCCAAGGCACAGGTGAGAATGCTGGTAAAGGTTATGAAAACCTTGACGCGCTAGTGACCGATGCCGTCAATAATCTTATTCACGAAGTTTACGCCGAAGACACGGATTTAGTGGTTATCTGCGGTCGTGAAGTGCTGCACGATAAATACTTCACTATGATTAACCAAGACTTAAAACCGACAGACCAACTGGCAAGCCAAGTGATCGTATCGCAAAAACAGATTGGTGGCTTAAAAGCTATTCGTGTGCCATTCTTCCCGAAAAATGCGATGTTAATTACTCGCTTAGATAACCTTTCAATCTATATGCAAGAAGGTACAACACGTCGCTTTATCCAAAACAATCCGAAACGTGATCGCATTGAAGATTACCTTTCACAAAATATCGATTACAAAATCGAAGATTACGAATGTGCAGCATTGATTGAAAATATCGTACTGGAAGATGTGAAATAGGTAAGTAATGGAACGACTTTCCCCTGCGCAAATTCATCTTCGTAAGGCTTCCGCCGCACTTGCTCACTCTAATGAGCAAGTGTTGCTAGAAAACCTCGACGAATACGAAAAAATGCTCTACTTACTGGCACGTCATAAAAAAGACCTGAAAGCCATTGCCTCAATGGAACAGCGAGCCAGTTATAAGAAAAGCATTCTTCACCACTATTTGCCGTGGATTGAAGGGGCATTGAGTGCTGGCAACGGCAAACAGGACAATGTACTGATGACGTGGCAAGTATGGTCGGTGGACTGTGGCGAGTATCACCTTGCTTTACAAATTGCCGATTACGCCATTCATCAAGACCTGACATTGCCTGACGGCTTTAGTCGTTCGCTTTGTTCAATGCTGGCTGAAGAGTTTGCTGACGCAGCGAAAAAAGCCCTGAAGGTGCAAAAGCCGTTTGAAGTAAGCTACTTGTTACGAGTGGACGAACTCACCAAAGAGAAAGATATGCCAGACGAAAGTCGAGCAAGGCTCTATCGTGAAATCGGCTTACTACTTGAAACGACACAGCCTGAAAAGGCACTCAGCTACTTAGAACGGGCATTAGAACTGAATTTAAATATCGGTGTGCAAGGCAGTATTAAAAAATTGCGGAAGCAGTTAAACCAAGCCGACACCGACTAAACCGAGCAAACCATGCAGCCGACGGGGCGGGCGAAAAAGCGATCTTGATTGCCTTGATTAGCCCCCACCCCGTTTTTTTATTGGCAAGCGGTCAGATTATGGAGATAGATTGCAAATGAGCCACGTCATCAATATACCTAAAGTGGTCGTGGATAAAAATCAGGTATCTTCACCCACGCAAATTACCATTAGCAATAACGGCTTTTTCCCCGATATTGAGCTTGTCGACGTTCGCCACGCAATGCGAGCCGATGGCACAGTTACAGATGAACGCCTAACGTTTGCCGTGATTGAAGCAATGGCAACCGTCAATGCGGAATTACACACGTTACAAATGGAATACGCCACCTTTGACGACATACCGTCAGATCATATCAACGGCGAAAACCTGATGATTACTCGTTACAAGCGAGCCGTATTCTGTTTTGCAATGGCAAATCTCTATGAACGCTACCGCAGTTTTGACAGCACCAAAGAAGGTGCAGAAAAAGCGGAGCAGTTTGAAAATTCCGTAGATGACCTACGCCGTGATGGTCGGTTCGCTATTCGGGATATGCTCAAACGTAAACGTTGGACATCGGAGCTTATCTAATGATTTTAACCGCAACCCAACACGACACACTGGACCAACTGATTTTCAGGCATTACGGCAGAACGGCTGGCTTGGTGGAAATTGCATTGGAATACAATCCGCAACTGGCAAATGTGGCAATTTTGGAAATGGGGCAACGGGTCGAAATGCCCGACATCACCACCACAACCACGATTACCAAGCAAACGGTGAGCCTATGGGATTAATCAAAATGGATAGAAATGACAACACGTCACTATTGGGGGCATTCGTGACCGTTTTAACCAGCCTAAGCCTTTCCGATTGGGGCGTGATTATGGGGATTTTATTCGGCTTGTTTACCCTATTGATGAATTGGTACTACAAAGACCGAGAAATCAAACTGAAAGAAAAAGCCCTTGAGCGTTACAAAATCAACTTAAAGGACATTTTAGACGATGAACAAAAATCTTAAATTCGGCGGAGCGATGGTCTGCGGTATCGGTGCAATTATCGGCTTAGTACAGCTTAATCACCCTGAAATCCGCACCAGTCAAAAAGGCTTAGACATTATCGGCAACGTTGAGGGGTGCAGACGAGATCCTTATGTTTGCCCTGCGAATATACTCACCGTCGGCATTGGCTCGACCGAAGCCACAAGCGGTAAGATTGAACGCAAAATTTACAGCGACAAAGAAATTGCTGACCGTTGGGCAAAAGATTTAGCCGAAGCGGAACGGTGCGTAAACCGCTACGCCAACGGCAAAAAAATGCCACAAGGGGCGTTTGATGCTTTGACATCTATTACCTTCAATGCAGGTTGTGGAACAATGCGACATTCGACCTTGTTCAAACTCGCCAATCAAGGTTACAGCCCTGCAATGTGTGAACAGTTTAGTCGTTGGGTTTATGCCAATGGCAAAAAACTGCGTGGCTTAGAAATCCGACGTGAAAAGGAAAAAGCATTATGTTTAGCATTATAAGCGGTATGATTGAGAAAAGTTTTGGCAAAGCGATGATTATCGCCTTGCTGATTGGTGTCTGCATTAATGCCTTTCTCTGTTATGAACGCAAAACACTGCAGGCGGACAACCAATCCAAACAAGAAGAAATTGCTTTAGTGCGAGCGGATAACCAAAGCCTAGCCAACCAGCTAGAACAGGCAAACCAACATATTCTGCAGTATCAAAAGCAGGTGGATAAATTACATCAACAAATTTTAACTAAGCTCACCCAAGCGGAGAAACGCACCAATGAAATTTTACTTGAATTGGAAAACAATCAATCTTGGAGCTATCAGCCTGTGCCTACTGGCGTTAGTCGGTTGCTCAACCAAAGAAGCGGTACAGTATCGAACAGTAAAGCCAATTCCGCTACTTTGCCCCCAAATAAAGCAGTGTCACAGCCCCAAGTTCGAGATAAAGACCAACGCTGATCTTGCAAAATCCCTCGACCAAAGTTTAACGACCATTGAGCTTTGTCAGGTGGAAATTCAAGGCTGGGAAGCGTGTGTGGAAGGTTATAATAAACGTATTGCAGAATAATCACTTCATTGACAGACAGAGAGCTTTGTCTTAGGATTGCCTGAGTTTTTAAACCGCAGAATATTACAGATAAATGCTCTCTTATCATTTTACCAAAACACAAGACAACGATAGTGGGATAGTTTATATCTCTACCGAATTTCAAATTGCCGATGTCACTTATATGGCAATTTTTTCTGATGATAAAAATACGCTATTATTTTTAGAACAAGATCCGACTATTGCAGAAATCATTCAGCATAAAGAAACACATTCAATTAAATTTGCTGTTAAGGAATATATTGAAACAGGCAATGAAGATTTATATGCACCACCGTTAAATCATCAATTTGGTAAAACGGAAATTAAAGCTCTGAAATCACACCTTGAAAAATTAGTGTATGAACACTACCTTTTATTCAAGCCTGATTGCTATGTTTTCGTTGCAGATCGCCCATCACTAGCAAGAATGTACAGTAAAATGTGTTGCAATCCGAGTTCCTTTATGTCAGACTTTGAAACAGTATCAAATTTAGGCGATCAACAAGATTGCTTTATTATTAAAACACCGACCTATACAGGAGGGAATAATGGAAAAAATGACCGCCGTTGAACTTAAACGCCAAAAATTAAAAGAGTTCCGTCAAGCCTATCAAAAGGCAAAAGCAGAAGGAACTCTTAAACCTGTTACAAAAAACTAACTCCACAGCCCCGACCCATCGGGGCTTTTTGTTACCACCAAATCCACACCCACAACCATTCGCCCCACCTTTGCCAGTTGCTCACAATATCGCTATTTAACTCAACGAGAAAAAGCGATGAAAGACCAAATTGACCGAGCCAACGAGCTTGCCGAAAAAGAAAGAGAGTTCGCCCTTGCAAAACTTCGCAACAAACCGACCGCTTACAGCCTGACCCATTGCGAAGATTGCGACGAACCAATCCCCGAAGCCCGTCGCCAAAACGTGCAAGGTTGTACTCGTTGCATTGACTGCCAACAAATTTACGAATACAAACAAAAAGGCTATCGCAAATGATTAAACCTGACAAACTGCGTGACCTGCTCACCAAAACCATTCCTTATTTTGCGAAAAATCCCGAACAGTTACAGATTTACTATGCCAACGGCAAAATTTGGACGACAGGGGCGACATCGCTCAGTTACCAATATCATTATGACTTAGAAATTGTGGTGGAAGATTTCCCAGAACACCCCGATTTGCTGTTTGTGCCTGTGATGGAATTTGTCCGCTTGCAACAACCGGAGCTGATGACCAATCCGAACAAACAGGACAGCATCACCTTTGAAGCTGACCCAAACAACAACGCCACCCACGACATTTACATCAAAATACCGCTGACTGAGCGTGGTTATTGTCAAACAAGAAGGCGATCATTACCAAGTTCACCACGCCGAAGAGCCACAACCGACCGAATGGCAAGCAATGGAACGGCTGACAATTTTTGTGAAAGGGGAAAAGGTGTATGAGCAAATGGGAACGGTGGAATAATGGCGACAGACGACATTATCAAGGTTAAATCAGCGTTTAATGCGTTGCTCAAAAATATCAGCAAACCACGGCGACGGTTGCTATATCAACAAATCGGGCGTGAATTGGCTCGTAGCCAACGCAGACGTATTACCGCACAGCAAAATCCTGACGGCTCGTCGTACACGCCACGCAAAGTACAACGTAAAAAACGCAAGGGAAAGATTAAACAAAATGCAATGTTCTTAAAATTGAAGTCGGCCCGATTTATGAAGTTAAGAACCTCTGGGGATAATATCGAGTTGGGTTACAGTGGCAGTGACGCACATATTGCACAAATTCACCAATACGGATTGGAAGGGCGAGTGGTGAGAAGTGCAAATTGGAAGGTGAAATACGATCAGCGTGAGTTGTTAGGCTTTACCGATGAAGATATTGAAATGATTGAAAATTTTGTGATTAAGGCGTTGGCTGGGAAGTAAAAAGGCGGTTAGACCGCCTTAGAAATTATATTTTTACATTATTACTAATTCTTTTAATTGCTGCGATTTCTTGTTCAACAGTATTTGAATATTGTTCAGAAGTTTTTTTCAATTCTGTTCTTGCTTTTGGAATAAACAACGAAACAAGAATAATAAATGGATAAAAAATGAAATTAATTGCAGCAACTATCAAGGCGATAAAAAACGCAAACCCCATAAATGCGTGAGCCAAAATGGCTAGGATAAAAGAGCCGATAATAAAATAAGCTAATAAGTCCATATTTACCCCCATTAAAGTTATTATCTAGGTTAAATATATGAGCAATTCATTAAAACTTCAAGTATTACTTTCAGCCGTCGATAAAATTTCGACTCCATTGAAATCTGTTGCAACTCAGGCAAACAAAATGTCTGAAGCATTATTGAAAACCAAGGCAAATTTAAAGTCTTTAGAACAACAGCAAAAGCTGATTGATCAATTTAGACAGACAAAAAAGGCCGTTTTCGAAAGTAATAAGGAAATTCAAGAAGCGAAAAATAAAGCACAAGCATTAGCACGACAGCTAAATGCCACCGCACAACCAACACAAAAAATGCAAAAAGCCTTTGAAAAAGCACGTAATGCGGTAAAAAAACTCGAAATTGAACAAACTAAACAGAATCAAAAATTGCGTGAAACCCGTGCAGATTTAGAACGTAGTGGTATTAATACCAGACGTTTATCACAAGCACAGCAAGAGCTTAGCCATAAAATGAAGCTGGCTAATCAGCAAATTACTGACCAAGAAAGCAAGTTGATAGCTCTCAATAAGCGAGCTAAAGAACATTCTACTTATCGTAAAAATGTACAAGCTCTTAAAGAACAAAGTGTTCAAATGGGGGAGGTTGGTCAGCGTGCGATGTTACAAAGCTATATTATCGGCACGCAGTTAACAAAACCTGTCGCATTTTTCATGGAATTTGAAGACGCAATGGCAGGTGTTGCACGCCAAGTACAAGGGCTAAAAGATGCAAACGGTAAATTCACCCCAGAATATGATATTTGGAAAGAGAAAATCCAAGCATTATCAAAAGAATTGCCTTTGACGACCACTCAAATTACAGAAATGATTACTGCTGCAGCAAGAATGGACACGCCAAAAGAGTTGCTGGAAGATTTTGTCCGTTTAAATACGCAAATGGCAACTGCATTTGATGCCACAAATCCTGATGAATTAGTTGAACAATTCGGAAAAGTAGCTAAAAACTTCCGATTATCAGCAAATGCAGGAAGAGATTTAGCGGATGTTATTAACTATTTGGATGATAACGCTATATCAAAAGGCACGGATATTATTGGTTTTATGAACAGAGTTTCGGGGATCGCAGGCATTGCTAAAATTAGCGAAAAAAATATGGCTGCACTCGGCTCTACATTACAAACTGCTGGAGCAACTGAAGAGCAATCGGCAACTGCAGTTAATGCTATTTTTACGAGATTATCATCTGCAAGCAAAAAGAAACCTGTAACAAATGCTTTATCTAGTATTGGCATGAGTGCAAGTTCTGTTGAACTTGGAATGGCAAAAGATGCGCAGAAAACGATACTTAACATTGTTGGTGCTATCCAAAAGATACCCGAACATAAACGACTTGGTGTCATTGCTGATCTTGTCGGGACCGAACATTCTAAAACGCTTGCTTTGCTTGTATCCAACACAGAAGAATGGAAGCGACAAATTGCCCTAGCGAATAGTGATGAAGCACTTGGAAGCATGTCGAGAGAATTTGAAACAAGGATGACGACATTGTCGTCAAAATGGCAAATTTTCAAAAATGACTTGTTTAATACTAGTGCCGATATTGGTTTTGAAATGAAAGAACCTATTGTGGAACTGATGGAGTCAATCAGTCATGGACTCGAAATAGTAAGGGATTGGATTAAAGCAAATCCTGAAATGGCAAAATCAATAGTAAAATGGGCAATCGGACTGACTGTAGGCGTTGGATTATTTGGTTTATTAGCTGCTACAGCAGGTTTGGCATATTACCCATTTGCAAGACTGTTCTTATTATTAGGTAAAACCAATAATATATTTAGTGCAAGTAAAGGTATATTTTTTGCAAAAACGCTTGCGGATGGTACAACCAAGGCATCAGGGTTTGCTCGGGGATTACAAATTGTAAAAAATACTTTCGGTTTATTAAAATTAGCTGTTACTCCAGTTGGTATTGCTGTTTTAGGTATCGCTTTTGCCGCATTGATGATTTATAAGCATTGGGAAAAAGTCAAAGCCTTTTTCGGTGGTTTTTTACAAGGTTTAATGCAAGGGCTTGCACCTGTATTGGAAAAATTCAAACCACTTGGAGATTTATTCGGTGTTGTTTGTGGTTGGATTGAAAAGGCGGTGAAGTGGATTGGTGACTTTTTTACACCTGCAAATGAAAGTGCGGAAAGCCTTAATAAAGCGGCAGAAGCAGGTAAAAGTTTTGGTGAAATCGTGGCTAAAGGAATTGAATTAGCACTTACGCCATTAACACTAATGATAGATGCATTTAAATGGATTGTTGATAATGCTCAAAAAATTGCATCAAGCATTGTTACTCCAGAACACGCCAAACAAATTGCGAATACTGCCAATATGGCAAATATGATGTATGACCCGAATTATGACCCAAGTGCTAACAATGTGCCAAATAAACCAAAATGGTCAGGTGGTTATGCTGGTAACGGCGGTAAGTTTGAACCAAAAGGGATTTATCACGGCGGAGAGTACATTATGACAAAAGAAGCCACAAGCCGAATTGGTGTGGCTAATCTCAACCACTTAAATTACGGCGGTGTTGCAGGTATGGCTGCGTTAGCTTCTACGGTGGCACTGGCACAGCCTATGTCTGCGGTAAAAGTGGATAACCGTCCGCTGATTGCCCCAACGCAAATCCAAAGACAAACCCCACCGCCTGTTAATCAGTCGGTCAATATCACTGTCAATGCAACCGCAGGACAGAGTGCGGAAGAAATTGCTCGCCTTGTTGCACGGGAACTTGAAAAGCAGCAACGCAACGCCCAAGCAAAAGCTCGCAGTCGATATTGGGATAAGTGACCTTGAATGCTTAAAGTGATCTCTTTTGATCTTATTTGACATAGAAAAGGTTATATTTTAGGATATAACCCATTGACAAAATAAGGAAGACCAAATGGAACATTTAAAAAATATCACTAATGGTTTTTGCTCTCTTTTTTCTGCAATTGCTGAACCTAGATCGTATCAACCTATCAGAAATGGTTTTCAGTTAGATAGAGAAAATTTACAATCGGATGTCAATAATGTTATGCAAACGCTAAATCGCAATACACAAAAGGTATATAGACAATATGGCAGCCAAACACGTTAAAGCGCAAGCGAGAGATAGTCGTGGGAATGAAATAGCCATAGCAAGTACAAATTCTGATAGTCCGCTATTACCTGTTGAGCAACTTGAACGATTACATCAATTTCGTCCTGATTTAGTGGATTTTGTAGTAAATGAAACCCAAGAAGAAGCAAAAACAAGACGCAATGAAAACAGAAAAATCAATTTTTATACTTTTATTGAACGTATAATCGGTTTAGTTTTCTCTCTTATCATTGCATTAGTAGGAATACTTGGTGCTATTTACTTAGGTTTAGAAGGTCACGATTGGTTAGCTGGAACACTTGGAACAGTCACAATTGGTACACTTGCTGTAGCGTATTTAAAAAATAAATAACCCTTTATCTTATACTCTAGCCCCGAATTATCGGGGCTTTTGCTTGTAAATTGACAATTTTCTTATTCAACGTTAGGATCTGACAAGTTCCCTTTATGAAGCGGAGAAAAACAATGATTATTTTACAAGCTCAGCCTATGGCAAAAGTGCCGCATAATGCAGTATTTGCAGTGGTTGAAACACACCAAAAGCCATTGCGTGAAGTACCAGCACTCAGCCCACAAGAATATAAAGTTTTTGCGAATGTTGAACGTTATGCCCAGCAAATGACAGAAGAAAGTCTAATGCGGGCAATGGGATTGATTAAATAAGTATTAGCTAAACCCAAGCGACTTCGGTCGCTTTTTTGTTACCATCAAATCCACACCCACAACCATTCGCCCTTTGCTCTCACCTTTCGCACAATATCCCCATTTTTAACTGACGGATTTTTATTGTGCATCACGACCACCCACGCCGATTAGATAACTTGCTACGCCTTGGCACAATAGCCGAAGTGGATTATGCCAACGCCACCGCACGAGTGACGGCAGGCGGTATTACCACCGACTTTCTGCCGTGGATTACCTTGCGTGCTGGCGATGTAAAAACGTGGTCGCCTGTTAGCGTAGGTGAGCAAGTTTTAATTCTTGCGGTCAGTGGCGAATTTAACTCAGGAATTATTCTTGCTGGTGTTTATGCGTCCAATGCTCCGAGCCAAAGCAAAGATGAGTTTTCTATTCATTTCCCTGACGGTTGTGTCATTCGCTACAACCACGCAAGCGGTCATTTATCGGTGGAAAATTGCAAAACCGCAACTATTCAAGCCACGCAAAGCATTACGGCAGAGACACCGTCTTTCACTTGCACGGGCGATGTCGTTATTCAAGGAACACTGTCGGTGCAAGGGGTAATCAGTACACAAAGCTCCGTGACGGCAAGCGGTGAAGTGAGTGGTAAAGGCATCAATCTCTCCACCCATACCCACAGCGGTGTAGAAAGCGGTAGCAAACGAACAGGAACACCATAATGAACCGAAACACAGGCTTAACGATCAGCGATGAAAGCGAGCATATCAAGCAGTCTATTGCCGACATTTTACTGACGGCAAAAGGCTCTCGTGTAATGCGTCGGACCTACGGCAGTAATTTGTATCAGCTTATTGACCACCCGATTTCCAGTGCCTTACTTCTGCAAATTTCTGCCGCTTGCGTAATGGCGTTAAAAATGTGGGAGCCCCGAATTGATGTGACGGCATTTAAGGTTGAGATTGCAGACTTAAACCGCCCACATAGTTTAACTGGCACCATTGATGCCACCGTAAAAAGTAGTAACACCAAATTAACGATGACGAATTTAACCTTACGATGAGCCAATTAGTTGATTTATCCAAACTCCCAGCCCCTGATGTCATTGAAGAGCTTGACTACGAAACCTTATTGGCTGAACGAAAAGCGAAATTTCTGTCGCTTTACCCTGAAAGCGAACGTGCCTTTTGGCAAGCACGGTTAGCGTTGGAGTCGGAGCCGATTACGAAGTTGTTGGAAGAAAACTGTTATTTGCAGTTACTTGAACGCCAACGAATTAACAATGCCGCAAAAGCCACAATGTTAGCTTATGCAACAGGAACAGACTTAGATGTGATCGCTGCAAATTTTAATGTGCAGCGAATGATTGTACGGGAAGCAGATTTACAAGCTAACCCGCCGATACTTGAAATCAAAGAAAGTGATGAAGATTTACGTTTAAGAGCTCAATTGGCATTTGAAGGCTTATCTGTGGCTGGTCCACGTTCTGCTTATGTATTCCACGCCCTTTCTGCTCATCCTGAAGTCGGCGATGTTTCTGTGGTTTCACCACAACCAGCCTATGTAACCGTGACAATCCTTTCCCGTTTAGGCAAAGGCATACCTAGCCAAGCGGTATTACAAGCGGTTGAAGCAAGGCTAAATGATGACAATGTTCGCCCGATTGCAGATAGAGTGACGGTACAGGCTGCTACTATTCAGGATTATCAAATCAGAGCCAAATTACATATGTTTCGTGGTCCTGAATATGAACCGATTAAACAAGAAGCGCAAAAACGTTTGGAAAAATACGCCTTAGAGCGCCGTCGACTAGGGCGAGATATTACCTTATCAGGTATTTATTCTGCATTGCATATTGAAGGAGTTCAACGGGTCGAATTATTAGAGCCACGAACAGATCTGATTTTGCCCAATAATAAAGCAGGATTTTGTACACAAATTAGCTTAGAAATGGCGGTTTCTGATGATTATTAATCACGCCCCACTTTTACCAAATGGAGCGACTACGCTTGAAAAACGAGCAGCAGAATGTTTACAACAAGCGGTCAGAAATCCGATTGTGATTGCAGATTTAATCAATCCCGAACGTTGTCCAGAACCATTATTGCCTTATCTGGCGTGGGCATTTTCAGTCGATAAATGGGACGAACAATGGAGCGAAGAAGTCAAACGTATTGCAATTAAAAATGCGTTCCTGATCCATAAACAAAAAGGCACATTAACCGCTATTCGACGTGTCGTAGAGCCTATTGGCTATTTGCTCGAAGTGAAAGAGTGGTGGCAAGAAACACCAATGGGAACGGCAGGGACGTTTAAGCTGACCGTTGAAGTGAGCGAAACAGGGTTAAATGAACAAACTTACAATGAACTTGTACGATTAGTCGATGATGTGAAGCCTGTTTCACGCCATTTAACCCTTGCAATTGCTGTTACACCAACAGGCGAAATGAATGTATTTATTGGACAAAATAGCGGTGAAACGATCACCGTTTATCCACAATAGGAAACACTATGGCAAAAACCTATTACTCCGTTTTAACTACCTACGGTTCACAACTTTTTGCAAATGCGATGACAAATCGCCAAGCAGTGAACATTACCCATTTTGCCGTTGGTGATGGCAATGGGCGAGCTGTACAGCCCGATTCTACTCGCACATCACTTGTGAGAGAAGTCCACAAATCAGCAATCAGTGCAGTCAGTCGAGATCCGAGAAACAATCGCCAAGTCATTTTTGAGCTAACCTTACCTGAAAATGTCGGTGGCTTTTGGATTCGTGAAATGGGGATTTTTGATAATGCAGGGCGATTGGTTGCAATTGCTAATTGCCCCGATACCTATAAACCACGATTAGAAGAAGGCAGTGGAAAAATCCAAGTGTTGCGAATGATTTTATTAGTGAGTTCGTCGGATGCAGTGACATTAAGTGTGGATGATTCAGTGATTTTTGTGACACGGGGACAATTTACCCCGAAAACAATTACCGCAACAAGTATCAATGGTTTTGATGACACAGGACACTCTCACGCAATTGACACAGCCACTACATCTCGCAAAGGGCTTACCCAACTCACCAACGACACAGGACTAGACTCTGAAGTATTGGCATTAACCGCAAAAGCAGGTAAAGCCATTGCTCAGTCTGTG